CGGAAAATGAAGGACGCGCCCCCCTCGTTGCTCGACACCCACAGCCGGGAATCCATGAAGGCCACCGGGCCGATGCCCGCCGGCGGTGGGTAGGTGCCCACCTGTGCGGGATCTATGGCGTAGCTCGATGGTGTACCAGCGGTCCAGGCATGACCTTGGGACGTGGTTTCAGCCAGCAGGTACAGGTCGTCGCCATTTACCAGGGTGGCGAACAGTAGCGCGGTGTAACCGGGCTCTACGGCAAAATTGAACTGGATCCCGCCGGGCGCCGTCAGCTCGATTTCGGCAATTGTTCCTATTCCGCCCTCCCTGCCCCAGGCATCCCGGTACGCCATGGTGGCCAGATAGCGCCCTGGCGGCAGGCTGCCGGGTATGGCGTTCATTGCTGGGGGTTCAGGAGTGGGAATGCCCAGGGGAAGCCACTGATCGCGGTCGATGACCCCGGTGACAGCGCCGGAGACAAAGAGCATGTTGCCGGCCTCGGCCCAGTAGACCTCGCCGGCGCCTACTCCAGTCACCAGGGTAGTGGAAGCCAAGGGGGCCATGCTCACCACCTGCTTCAGGCCGCCATCCTCCACCACAAAGAGGCGCTGCTCGTCCCGGGTTGTGTAGGCGGCAGTCACTGCGCCAAACCCCAGCTCCGGGCCGTGGCCCTGCCGGAGGGTTACCCGGTTGGCGTTGTCGATGTCGATGTTCCTGGCATCCGGCAACCACCCGCCGGCGTCCGTTGGCTGCATACGGTCGCCGGGCAAGGTGTTGCGCACTCCCAGGAATCGGTTGAACTTGATGGTGCCGTCTTGCTGCATCTGGCATCCCCCTGCCGCCGTCAGGGCCAGTCAGGCGCGACGTGGTGCGGCACATCCTCGCGGGTCACCCGGCGCAAGTCAGCGTCGGGCCGGGGGCCGAAATAGCGGGTAAACTCAGCCTCTGCCGCATCCGATCTGGCCAGGTCATAGGTGTCCTTGTCCGGTACCGCGAACGCCCGGTGCAGCGCCCACTGCACCAAGGGGCGATGGTGGGCGCCGTGGATCTCGGGCGAGTCACCATCCACTTCCATCGGCTCCAGCGGTAGCCTGTAACCCTCCAGGTGCAAAATCCCGGGGCTGGTGGGATTGGGCGCCAGGCGAAGAGTGGTGTCATCCTGGATGGCATACCCCGGATCCCCTTCCCGGGTCCGCCAATCGGGATCCTTGCTGTCGAGAAATTCAGTGGAAACCAGCTCGATATGCAGCCGCCGACTATCGCCATCACGGGCGAAGGCGGTGTAGGTCAGCTCGTAGAGGGCCGGATGCAGGGTATAAACGGCCTCCCCCGCCTCCACCGCAATCTGGCACTGGGCCGGATTGCTACTCTCGTGCAGCAGGCGGGCGCGGATGGCTGCCTCGTCCTGGGCCTCATTCAGCCAGCCGATGATGTCCTCGTCCGCAAACAGCGGAGGCTCCAGCCTGTCGTCCGCATCCCGGCGAAACTGGGCGATCAGCTGAGCCAGGGTCATCAGACGATCCCGAACTGGTCAACCAGGTTGGAAACTTCCTGGCGCAGTTTGGCCAGGCTCTTGCGACGGTCCAGCTCGTGGTTGTACTTGGTCCGGGCGAACTCCTCCAGAGCTACCTTGTCCATCTGGTCAAGGCTCTGCAGCAGGTCTTCCCGCTTGCGCTCCTCCTCCCGTTCCGTCTCCTGCCGGGCCTTGGCCTCCTCCAGGATCCGGTCGGTGTCATCGTCCTCTTTCGGAGGCTCGTCCACCGGGGTTGTCGCGGGCTGAACCGCGGCGGCCTGCTCAGTGATTTCACCCAAGGCGAACAGGTCCGCATGGCGCAGGAACCGCTTGGCAATGGCCGCGGGCAACAGGCGGGTCTGGCCCTGGGTGAAATACAGGCCCGTGTCGTAGATGTGGTCGCGCCAATCCGGCTTGCGACCGATGTAGGTCACCAGCACATCACCAGTGAGGCGCGGAGCTGGGGTGGGGGGCGCTTCGGCGGCCGGTGCTTCAGGCACATCCTTCAGCAGATGCACCACGGCACGGAAGAGATAGTCCTTCGCCTTCTGCTCGAGGGGAAGTTCGTCGTAGGGAAGGAAGCAGGGATGCTGCTTCTTCTCGGGATCCTTCACCTCGCCGTAAACCCAGCCCTCGGCCGCTTTTTGGGCCAGCCAGCTCTCGTGGCTCTGCTCCGGGGTGGCGTCGGGGTTGGCCAGGTGCATGTCCACCCCGGCCAGGGCGGATTTTTGCTGCCACTCCGGGGCGTCCTCCCAGGTTGGCTGGGAATCGTCCCCCAGGGACTGGCAGTAGGCCCGGTTGATCTCGTGGGCGGCACGGGCGATGTTTTCGCGGTTCATGGTTTGTTCCTGGCTGTTGAATTGGCCGGGCCGGCGTCAACCGGCCCGCCCAGGGGCAGGCGCTCGCCTATCAGCGGGGGCCAGTCAGCTCGCCAGTCACCAGCACCTTGATGTCGCTGGCCTTGGCGTTATCGTCCACGGCGGTGGTCAAAATCAGCCGGGCGGGCTTGGGCAGTGTCACCAGCTTGGCGCCGGTGGCCCGCTTGCGGCCGGCAGCGGCCAGGTCGATACCCGTGCCGAAGTAAGCTGCGTCCTGGGGAACAGCAGCATCGTCGACACCATCCTCGTACTTGAAGCCGAGGGATCCGGTGATGGTCGCGGTCATGCCGACGGTCACAAAAATGCTCGCATCATCCAGGCGCATCCCGGCGGGAAGCGGCCCCAGGTCAACCACATCGGCAGCGGCGATGGGGTCGCCCGAGTCGGAACTGATCGCGGCGCCGGTGGCGTTAGTCTTCAGCTCGAAGGGCAGCGTGGTCACATTGCCGTAGGGAGTGAACCCGCCAAATTGGCGGTGGCGGGGGTTCTTGAGAGTCACGATAGCCATGGTGGCCTCCTGTTTTGAATCAGGTCAGCGACAAGGGCCGGGTCACCCCGGCCCCGGTCATCACTTGCGCTCGCCGATGATGGGCACGGCGGTATCGAATACGGTCACCCCGTAGTCGGTGAATTCCTTGCCCTCGCCGGTGTTCACTTCGAAGCGAATCTTGGAGACGCCACGGATGGCGCCGATCAGCAATTCCACCTTGTCGCCGTGGTCAAGCTCCTTCTCGCTCCAGAAGAACGGGATGGCGCTGTCCTTGTGGGCCGCCAGCGCTTCACCTACAGCCTGACCGCCCAGCAGAATGGCCCGGTCCACCGCATGGGTGGTGCTGAAGCTGTCGGGCACCACACAGGATGATTCCTCCTCGCTGGTATAGCTGGCGCAGTAGTTGATGGTGTCACCGGCATAGAAGCGGATGGGCTTGGGCATCTTCACGATCAGGATGCCGTTCCAGAGGCCGGCATCACCCTTGAACAGCGGGTGGCCACCGGCCTGGCTGGCGCGGGCCATGGCAGAAGCCTGGAATCCACGGAAGTCGGTGTCGGTGACGAACTTGCTGTATTGGGCTTCGGATACCAGCAGCACACGAATGGGGCTGTCATCGGCAGCCATGTCGCCCTCGAACTTCACCACCGGGGGCGGCAGCGGAATCTGTCCCATGTAGGTGCGGATGCTGTCCACGATGTCCATGGTCAGAAAGTCGGCGGAGGTGATGTCGATCTCGCCTGCGTTGACCGCGAAGGGCTTGATGGCGTCCCCGTCCGCGATGAAGTGGCGGTTCCTCGTTGGCGCCCTCACCGGGTTGACCATGATGTCTACGAAGTCGGGGTCATCGATCGTGGGAACACACCACTCGATGTTGTTGTGAAAGCCCCGGGCGCCACCCATGTGAACCAGGAGAGACTGATCCACATAGCGATCCATCAGAGTTTGCGCTGCCGGTCGCCCGATCTTGCGAAACTCCACAGGGGAGCGAATACTGGTCATCACATCGCCCATATCCACAGGAAAACGGGCCTGATTGACGCGGAGCCTGTCCTCGGAGAGGCTCAGTCCGGTGCCACGGCCTTCCGCGTAGCGGCTACCCATGATGGGCTTGGCGCCAATCGGGTTCAGCAGGTGGAAGGTCACCTCCTCCCCTCTCCCCTTGCCCAAATCCTGGCAGCGCACGATGGGCATATGCTGGGTGGTTTGCTTGCGCAGCGTGGCCGTCGCACCCTTGAGGCCCTTCGGCATCTTGCCGGTGAGGCGCGACAGGGTAGAGTTGCGCTGCATGTGGGTGGCGAACAAGCCGACGGCTTGCTGCACCATGTTTTTCTTGTCGCCGTAGGGCGCATGGGTCTTGGTAGTCATGATCCGATCCGTTTACTGGTGCGCTCAGAGGCGCCGGTCAAGAAAGTCCTCGATCTTGTCGGGGGCCATGTTTTCCATGGCCTCCAGCAGGTCGACACCTTCCAAATTCGCCATCTCCTCCTCGCGGGTGAGGCCGGAACCCGATCTACCGCCCGGGAAATCCGAGAGGCTGGCGGGCACGGGGGCCGCGGTCTTGTCGATGACTGCCTGTGCCTTGGCCCTCACCGCACCCGGGTCGGGCTTGGTGGCGGGCTGAGTTTGTCCAGTGGCGCCCTTGAAGGTGGTGAATACCTCGATCACCTCTGCGGCGGATCCTTTGTCGAGCACGGCAGCGATAGCCTGGCGAGCGAAGGCGGGTTGTGAATCCCGCCAGCCCTGGAATTCCTGGCTCTCGATGATTGAATCGGCGTCGGGGTGGGCGTCGTAGATGGCCCCAAAATGGGCGTCCTCCGCGCTTTTCGCCTCCCTCTGCTGCATCGGCTCCAGGGCCTTGGCGAACTCGGCCCGAAATTCCTCACGGATCATGTCGGCGTACATTTTGCTCAGCTGGGCAATTCCTTTTGCCATGGCCGCTTCGGAGAAATCCCCGAACAGTGCGGGATCCACACCCGCATCAATGGCCTCTTGGGCAATCGCCACCTGGTTGTCCACCTCGGTCGCCGCTTCCCCGGCATCGGCTCGGGCTTGTGCCTTTGCCTGCAGGGCCTCAAGTTCAGCCCTGGCCGCGTCGGCATCCGCCTTCGCCTGTTTCGCCGCTTCTCTTGCCTCCACCAGCTTGTCGTAGCTGATGGTGTGCTTGCCGTCCTTCGCCAGAATCACCGCGTTCTCGGCGTTGAGGGAATCCGGGTCAGGCACTTCTGCCCCGCCCTGCTCTCCCGCCGTCGCGCCTGCCGCTTCCGGATCGTCGTCTCCGTCTCCAGGGATGGCCTCGGGCTCGCCATCGTCGTCCGAGGGATCAACCCCGGTATCGCCCTCTTCGGTCAGCTCCAAGAGCTGCGCCGCCTGTTCCGGTGACATATCGCCATCGCCTTCCAGCGACTGGATAAACTCATCTGCTTTGGTCGTCATGCCTGTCCTGCCACATGTCGCCGTGGCCGCAAAAGTCAGGTGTGAACGGGCTTTCGCCCTTCCTCGCCACCGTGGTCGATGGCTTGGGGCGATTGTCGGTAGGGGGCGGGAAATCGGCGAGCCTTACAGGTTTACCCAAAAAAAGGCCCGGTAATAACCGGGCAATGTTGAAGCGGGGGAAGGAGAGTCCCCGGGATCGATAGTCGTCCGGGAATTCCGGTTCGGCGAGCCTTACAGGGGTGCGGTCATTGCTCTGCTCCTGCCATATTGTCCGCGGTTGTTGGTGTCTCAATACCCTGCATGGGTGAACCGCCATCGTCGGGGACAGGTGGGTATGCGGGGCTGGTATTCTGGTCAATCTCCATAAATTCGGGCCTGCCCTCGCCCTGGATATAGGGATCCTTCATCTGCACTGCAGCTGCTTGCTCTGCGACAGGGAAGTTCGGATCCACGCCTGCCGGGTTTGGCTTCTGGTAACCGGCCGCCTCCATCACCTTGTCCGCGACAGGGGCAATCATGGGCATCTGGGCGACCTGGCCACCGGCCTGCATGGCTGAGTAGACTGCCTGCACCAGAACCTGGACGGTTTTGGCATCCAGGCCCTTGATCTCGCTGTCCGTCTTGCGCTCCTTGATATCCAGTTCCCGGGCCTTGAGATCGTTGCCAGCTTTCGCCAGGGCATCGTCCACGGCCTGCTTGATACGGGCCTCGATCTGTTCCGGCGAATCGCCTTGGCCGACGGCGCGAATTGCCGCGACGACTTCGCGTTTGAAGGGCACGTCCATCAAGGACACCAAGAACGGCAACGCTGCAGCCTGGTACTCGGCGGGCAATGACTTGATTGCCTCGCTCATGGCGTTGCGCTGCTGTCCGCGGTAGCTGCTTGTGCTGGGCACGTCCTCCAGTGCCACCTCGAGGCGGGTCCGCTGCAGGTCGTTGCTGAGATAGGTCAGTCCGGTGGCCGGATCCACCTCGGGCCTGTTGATCACCACTGTCCTGTCGGCGCGTACCGCATCGCCCTCGATTATGATGGTCTGCTCTTCCCGCCCCATGTCCTCCACGATCATCGACAACAGCAACTCGCCGACCTGGGTCCGCGCCGCTCTGAAGTTGTCCATGATGTGAGCCAGGGACTGATTGCTCTGCTCGACCTGGATCTCCTCCTGCAGGCCGGAGCTGGCTGTACCCTGCTTACCCTGGAATCCGCTGGTGATGTTACTCACCCGCTCGATGGTGGCCCGGTTGTCCTGCAGCATGTTGAAATGCTGCTCGGTCAGCGTGTAATCCCGCTTCACCTCAAATCTGGCTCCGGGCTGCCGCATGTGCTCTGCGTCTAGCACGATGTCCGCGTCCGGCCTGGCCACCTGGCGCCGCAGCTGGGCATCTGTCATGGCAGCCGCGCCCTTGGTTCGCTCCATCCGGGTCGAGCTCATGCCCCAGCGAAGCTTGCTCTGTCCGCTGTTGAGGCTGTCCTGGGCGTACTTCATACCTCGAACATAGCCGTAAGGGATCCCCGTCATGTCCTCCAGGAAGCCCCAGAACGGCACATACGGGATGTGGCGGTGAGCATAGGGCGTCGGGCCGTCATGCAATTGATGCTGCCCCAGCCAATAGGACCGGCGCACCCGGGTAACCGTGGCCATTGTGACCTGAACGGACCCATTGGCCACCGCAATGGCATGGGCCAGGTTGTTTTCATCGTACTCCACCACCCGACCGTCCCGTGTCTTGATCACCGGCACCCGCACCCAGCGCCGATACCACAGCTCAGCCACACACAGCTCATTGCTGGTGGGGTTGAACCACCGGTCCTCCTGCATGGTCCACGCACGGCCTTCATCCCAGGCGTTCTGCAGGCCGGTACTTTGGCCACCGTCGAAATAACTGGCGTCGATGTCGCTCCACCAGCTCGCACCCTTCCCCGCGCAGAGCATGATCAGCTCCTTGTGCTGGGGGAACACCAGGGCCAAACGGCTTGGGGTAATCCAGCGCTGCCGGCGCAGCCAGCGAGCATCGGACAGGTCGGGCTCCGTGGCCTTCATGTCCCAGTGGATCTCGTTTCGATGTACACGGGTACAGCGATAGGGGAATCTGAACGGATCAGACTGCCGCGACACCTCCACCCAGCCAATACCACAACCAATCTGGCCGCGAAACGCATGAGAACATGCCCTGTCTGCTTTGCTTTCCCGCTCCGCCTGGTTGAGCCGGTAGTTGAGTGCATCCGCCACATCCTGGCCGCCGGGGTCACCGTTGGGCGTCACCCGCCAGTCAGTACGGGTTGTCGCCTCGTAGCCCTGGATCGACAACAGTGCCGGCCCGATCAGATCCTCGATGGCCGGGGGTATGCCCCGCTCCGCCTGGGCGCGCAGTAGCTCACCGTCCAGCTGATTGCCATCGGCGTAATCCATCTCCTTGTCTGCGACGTGTCGCCAGTAGGGCTGCTCCTCGATCTCGCTGAAGATGGCCGCGTACTCATGCTGGGAGATGGGATCATCCAGCTGGGGCGTGTCTACGTTGCGTTGTTCCATGGTGTCCATTGCGTACCTCACAGGCGCCAGTCGGGGGCCTCGGCCTCGTCGTAGGAATTCGTCTTGCTATCGAGCAGCCCCAGCTCCTTGGCCTGGCCCCATTGCCGCAGGGCGTCGGCGCCCTCGGAGCATCCGTTGCTTTTGTCTGGCTGGTCGGTGTAGCGGTTGTCTATTCGGGAGAACCGCTTTCGGTAGCCCTCAATGCGCTGAATACCCTGCTTGCATCCGGTCTCGTCGAAATAGGCGCCCTTCAAATGCTTACGGGTCTGCTGAATGCCGGTAATCAGCTCGGTGATGCGTGGCACGATCACGAATCGCTCCCCGGGCATCAGGTCTTGGAGCATGTCCAGGGTGGAGCGGTTGGTGTCGCTCAGGCGCCGGTAGTCGGCGTCATGGGGTAGGAAGTGGGTGCCAAACAGGTAGCCGCGGGACCGCAACGCTGCCACGTAATGGCGCAGATCCTCGTTGTGGGCCTCGTAATAGTCGATGAACCGGTCTTCACCGCGCAGCTCCTGGTGAAACCAGAGGGCACAGCCATCGGAGTTACCAATGTCCCAGAACGTGTTGATGGGCACGTCCAGTACGGAAACCCTGCAGATTCCCCCTCGCTTGCGCAGGGCGATCATGTCCTTGGCGTAGTAGTTACCCTCGGTGGAAACCTGAAAGGCCTCGGTTGGGGTTGAGGGGTATTCCTGCCACATCCGGTCTTCCCGACCCTGGAAGTCAGCGTTTCGAGTGGCGATGTACCAGGCGCGCTGGTCAGGGTCGATGGTGCAGCCCATTTGCTGCTCGATCTGGTCGAAATACTCGTGCTCTGTCAGGGACACAGGGACCGTGGCCGCCTCCAGGCGATACCTGGGCTCCTGCCACCAGGCGTAGAAGTGGAATCGGTAATCCTTTGTTGTCAGCTTCGCCTTGCTGAGGAATGCCTTTTCCGCCTGCTGGGCCATTTCAAAGAACTCGCCCTCGCGCCCTTCGGCGGTGCTCTCGATGACCAAGACCCCGTTGGTGGGCACGGCGGGGATGGATCCGGTAACCACCTCGGCGGCCTTGTCCGGGAACTTGGCGCAGATCTTCCCGAATTCCGAAACATGCAGCCGGTGGATAGTGCCTGAACGCATTGATGTCGCCACCCGGACTGAACTATTGTTGTGCGCAAACAGCAGCTCGACGGCGCTATCGCGCGCCAGAGGGAAGCAGGCGCGAATTTCGTCGGGTAGATTGGTGTAGGCGAACTTCACCTTGTCGCGGAAGATGGCCTCCGCAGCTTCACGGTCCTGTGCGATGATCCCGCACCGTTGGTCCGCGTTCCACAGGGCATGGTCCAGCCACAGGATGGCTATCAGCGTGGTGAACCCCAATTGGCGGGCCTTGAGTATCAGGTTGCGATGCCACAACCGCCGGATGAATCTGCGTTGGGCCCGGTTGGGCCGGAAAGGCATGACAAGGGTGTCTTCACCATCGTCACCCTTGATCATGATCTTGTAGAGGGCTCCGCTGAACACTCGCCATTCAGGATCGGCGAGACAGCGCACCAATTCGTCCGCGTCCTGTGGTAACGGGAACAGGGGGAGGTCACGCTCGATGACGGCCGCCGCGGTCATTTATCGCCATGCTCCGGGTCATCGGCTACCGGGGCAAAGCTCCCTGTGTTCCGGGTGGCTATGCTTTCCAAGAGGCTGGTGAGAGGGTCGGTCTTCTGCTTGTTGTCCGCCTCATACAGGCCAAGATGCTTGAACAGCTTCTCCAGGGCTGAATTCTTGTCCGCGACCTTGTACTTGAGAATCTGGCCAACCCCTGTCTCGCTGTTTCCGATACTGCAAACTTCCAGCCCTGCTATGGCGGCTGCGGTATCGTCATCGAGCATGTGGATTGGAAGAGGATTGCCGCCGGCGTCGAACAGCTTTCGAGGATCGAACAGGGCCAGTCTTGCCGCCTCTTTCACTACGCGATCAGCCGCAACCTCGGTCCTCTGCTCCCGCTTCTTCAGCTCTTTAGCGATGGCCGCCTGGATGTAAACTTTTGACAGCAAACGAGATCCTGCCTGGCGGGCAGTCTTCTTGCTGTACCCGGCCCGCTCAGCTGCGGCCGTTGCGTTGAGATCAAGTGGATATTCCTTGACGAAGTTCGCCTCAAGGGGCGTCATGGCGACTTCAGCATTGCCAACCTTTGCCGTTTTCCGGGCAGGCGCCTTTGTTGCCGCTTTCTTCTTGCGGCCCGTTGGTTGTCGCTTATTGGGGGGATCAGTAGTCATGGCGGCAATGCTCGCCGCCGCGAGATATTGTGGCCAGCCTTACAGGGGTTCCCAGGACTGGGGCGCTCTACTCCAGCTCTTGTGTCCTTGCGGCTTTGGATGCCTTTGCCACCCGGCGGACCACGGCGGCCACCTGGCGAGACAATTCGTTGTTGCGCTCCAGCGCCTGGTAGGCAAGCTCCTGGGACGTGAATGCCAGGGCGGCACCGGCCAGCATGTGCCCCAAGGTCCGGGTCTCATGGGGCGATAGAGTGAGGATGTGATCATCTCCGATCTCGATCTTGTGTACACCGCCAGGCAGAACAGCATGGAAGATCATCCTCGGCGGCCCATACTGGGCGGCGGGCTCGTACACTCCCCTCTGCCGCTTGTTGATCATCCCCACATCGGTGAGATGCTTCACGCGATCGTCGATGATCGACAGCTTGAGCCCTGTAACCTCTGCGAGGACATCCCGGGTCACTAACTGCCCATGCTCATGCAGCTCGCGGACCGCTGCCAGAACTACTTCCGCGTGTGATTGCTTCTCATCGCTCATGCTGGACTCCTCGGTGTTGGGTTCTTTTGCATTTCAGGATCATTCAGCCACTGGCGCTCCCGGGGTGTCAGGATGACGACACCGCGGTCCTCCGCGTAGTGGCGAATGCAGCGCTGAATGTAGCTGTGCATCTGGTGATCATCGAAGAGGCTCGTCACGGGAACGTAAAACCTGTGGGTGTCGTGCATCCGGGCGATGCGCTCCTCGTACGGCAGCCCGGTCAGCAGCCGCCGGTAGTAGTCCTCGCACTCCAGGCCATCATCTGGGTCGCGAATCAGGATCGGAATCCCATACCGGTACTTGCAGAGCGCTTTCTCGTCCTCGGGCTCGGTGTCCCCCAGCTGGCGGGCGGCTTCGTTGTAGATGGCGTGGGAAAGCCGGTTGAGGATGTCCCGGCGCGTCTCCCTGGGCTTGACCACTTTCAGCTTTGCCACACCCTCCAGCCCGCGCACGAACTTCCGGCCCGACTCGTCGACTGGGAACAACATGCCGCCCTGGCGCCGTAGGAGAATCTCAGCCATTCACTGTCCCACAAGCGCCACTCTGGGAGGCAACTTCGAAGCGCCTCTTCTTCACGCCTTGTCGGCAAATATAGGCGGCCAGCATGCAGAACGCCCATGCCGTAGCGGTGACAATGTGTCCGTACCAGATCAGGACACCGAGCGCCCCCCAGGAGATGATCCGCTGAGCGAACGCTCGCGCTGGCCTTGGCCTCTCTTCGGCCAACTTCTCGGCCAACTTCTGCTGCATCACGTCGGTAAACATCACCAAGCCGACCGGCACTGCGACCGCCCAGATCCAGAACTTCGCCAAATACTGCGCGCCTTGCACTCCTTCAACAAAGCCGAACCACACCGAACCGGCAAAACCGCCGTTCAGCACCAACCACCAAAACCATTTCTTCATAGTCATCGCTACCTCCATCTGACAAAAACACGACTATCGCTACGCTCAACCCGATACTGCTTCCGCTCCAGCTCCGCGACGGTCTCCTGGTTTATGTTGAGATGGGTAACATCTGCACCACGGTCCCAGGGCTCGCCCAAGTTCAGGTTCCTCTCAGCCAGGCGCTCGAAAGCGGCCAAGTCTGCTTGCATTTTGTAAAAACTGGCTGGTTTGATTGCGCCCATCACCTGGCTCCTCGCTCCTTGAGGCACTCCTTGCATACCCACCCATTTTTCTTTGCATGGCGACTTCGAGGCTTAATTTTCTGACAATCTGCACACTTGGTTCTGACGGTGTAGGCCAAAAAGACCCCCGCTGAATTGGCAGACTTGGCCTCGCTGTCAAGCACATTGCCTTCGCTGGACCGGAATGATCCGAACCTGTTGATTGGTCTTTTCATCTGGCCGCCTCCGGCTTGTGCTTATGCTGCGCTGGCATTGCTGGCAGTTGCTGGGCAGACACATAGACTCCGGTGGCCCTGAATTCACCGCCGGCATAGAGCTTGGCCTTCACCGTGCTCACAACTTGGGCATCGTCCCCCCAGACAACACCATTGAGGGCATCCTTGACGGCCTTTTCCACGTTGTCGCTGTCGGGCTTTGTTGTCGGCATGATCTGCCCGGCCACCGCCATCTCCCGCTTCCAGGCAGGCCAGGACTGCGGGATAGGCATCACGATGAACAGAGTCATCTCTACCGGGCCCTCCATTGGTGGCTGTGTTCCCATCGCTTCCATCGCCAGGGTACGGATCATGCCCTCGTAGGTGCGCGTCTTCTCTGGTGTGTAGTGTCCAATATGGCCGCTGGGCCTCTGGAATGACCGGGCCCTCCCCTTCCCCTGGGGTGTCCCCGGGACCGTAAATGCCACTGCTGTTTGCTCTGTCATGCCGTCTCCTCTGCAAACGATTTCAGCCGATCATTGCTCCGCAGCTTCGCCAGCGCCCTCTTCTCAATCAAATAGATCGCCGTTCGAGTGACACCGCAGATGTCTGCGATTTCGCTTTGTTCCCAGATGTGGCCCGGCGGCGTTATCGCGTCCAGCACTGCAATTGCGAGATCCAGATCTTTGGTTGTGGTTCTGACGGTCACAGCCTCTCCTCTCGCCCGCAACGGGGGCACCTGGCAATCTTGATGACCACTGGCTTGCCATCTGCGCCAATCGTGAATGTCTGACCCGTGACGAGGTGATAACCGCATGCTGGGCAGGGCCTGTGCTTGTACATCGGGTTCATGGCTACACATCCGCGAACATGCCTTTCAGAGCCGACAGGTGTGGTTCCGCAGTGGAGGGCTCAGCCTTCACAGGCCGCTTGTGGTCCAGCTCCGCCACCGGATCTGGAAACTC